GTTGAAGTAGTTGAAAAAACTAATTCAGTATTACTCGTATATCTACTTTGTAATCCGTTAATCTCTAAAGTTGTAGCACTTTTTAAATTTGTTTGTGTTAATGTATCTTCAACATAAGGAGCAACCCATCCACTCATAACGGTTTGATTAGTATCACCTAAATTTTCAACATCTCCCTTCTTTCTGTGTAACCACATAAAAAGATTGTAATAAGATGCATTGGTATTTACAAAGAAATCATCACTAAATGAAATAGCAGGGTATTTACTCTCTATTGCTTGAATTATTCTATGTATTCTAATAGCATATTTTAATTCTGAATATATAACACCGTGAACATTTGCACCACCTAAACCGTGTAAATATAAATTACCTTTATCGTGATTACTACTTGTACTGTTATATCTTAATCTTTGAGTGTGTGTAATTAATGGTACAATAATATCCGTGTTAGTTGGGTCTGCTTCTAATTTAGCCTTTATACTTGTAGAATCATAGGTTTCATTTAATGAAACTAAACTATCCAAAGAAGCCAATGTATCATCTCCAATTATATCTTTTAAGGTAACAGTATTACCAAAGAATGTAATCTTATATGTATGAGGTTTATTATCCCTTAAATCAACTCCCTCGAGTTTTATTAACCCCTCTGTAAATGGTGTATTGTTTAATTCTATATTTGAAGGTTTTCTAATCCTTGCATCAAAACCATTTTGAATATCAAAGTTGTAATAATGCTTAAATATTTTATTATTCGTTTTACTTGCAGGTAAACTAAACGTCTTTGTAAAGTCCGTAAATACTTTATCAATATCTTTTACGTTCTTTATTGATTGCGTTATTGTTACACTTTCATCTGTAAAAGTATCTAACCTTTGCCCTTCAATATATAGTTGTATCTTCTGCATTTATCGAATGTTATTTATAGCATCAAAAGAATAAGAAACATCTACGGTATAATCTACTAACCTATCGTTTACACTTGTTTTAAATGTCAAGCTATTTGTATCTAAATTTATAGGTGTTACAACAGAATTTAACTCTAACCAAATTTGTTCTGATTGCATTAACTCCTGCATCAAACTATTATAACTTTCATCTACATAACCAGTATTGATAGTTAGCTTCTTACTTGAGTTTACATTAAAGGTTTGATTCTGGTGTATTGAAGTATCATAAACACCAGTCTGTGAATTGATAGTAAATCTATTAAACGTTTCCTTTTTAGTGTTTACTTTTTCAATTGATTTTTTAAAGAACCATAAATCTTGTAATGCTCCAAAACGATTAACAAAAGTTAATTTGATTGGTTCAAATTTACATTCGTTTAAAGTAATTACTTTTACATTTTTTGTTCCTGGTGTTGTACTCAATACTATTTCATCAACTAAATACAAATCATTGTTAAGTAAGAAAGAATTTAAACAACTACTTTCTTCATACGTTCCACTATCTTCAATTACTCTTTCTTCAAAGCTATCAGTTGCATCAATGTATTCAAATACTTCTGTACTACTTGAAGTAATTGCTTTTGTAAATGTTTGTGAACCTTTGTATAAATATGTAACAGATGTTGTATTATTTCTATCTATTGGCAATCTTAAATCTTCTCCGTATAAAGTGTATATAATATCGTTTGATTGCATATACCCTTTAGTAACATTTAAATTAGAACCTTCTTCAAAATAACCATATCCATCAATCCCGAAAAAAGTTGTAGTTCCTAAATTTGTTTCTGTTCCTCCTGCATTTGCAAGAGTATATTTAGTCAATACATAACTTACATTCACATTTAAATCTGATGCTGTTATACTTCCATTATATTTTATATCTATATAATCTCTTACAAGTTCAGCAATCTCAAACAATACAAAATCATTATTATTTGCAGGTTTGTTTTTTACTATTCTATAAGCTAAAGTACCATCTATTGTGATTTCTATTTTAGCTGATAAATCTGAACCAATATCTTCTGAAATATAATAGGGACTTCTTAATAATACGTTTGCCATTATTTATTATTTACTGTTGTTTTTATTAATTGCTCTACATCTAATTTATATGCTTCAATTAAATCTTTATCTAAATTCTTAAATGCTTTCTCAAATGGCTTTGTAAAAAATAAACTTGGTTTTATACCTTTTCTAAATACAGTGTTAGCTATTGCAAACTGTAAACTCTTTCTACTTACAAACTTTCCCTTTTTATCTCTTGTTCCTTTTAATCCTTTTCTTATAACCCATTGACTAAATGCACTTGCAGGAGGTTTCTTATTTGTATATTTAAAAGGTGTATTGTATTTCTTTTCTGTACCACTTACACCCTTGTCTTGAAACACTCCATAGTCCTCCATTAAGAAACTTAATTGAAAGCTATTTTTAGAAACCTTTATTTCAGAATCTAAACTTTCCCAAAGTTCTTTAGAAGCGTTCTTTTTGCCTCTTGTTAAATTAGCTCTTGATTGACTAATAACATACTTTGCGAATCTGTTAAGTTCTTCCTGTACATTCTTTAACATATGTCAATCTCATTAGGAATCAATACATCTAAAGTTAAAGCCCATCCAGCAACCTCATTCTCAAACCTATCATAAAATGGTTCAAAGTTTGGAGAACCATCCAATTGATACAAGTCTTGGTATAATGTTCCACCTCTTAAAACCTGCACCACCTTATTTAATACAACTAACTGTGTGTTCAATATGTCCTGCTCATTGTTATTACCTTTAAAAATATCAACCACTTCTTCTTTTGAAACATCTACAATATCCATTGCTAAAACAGATAAACTAAAACGCAATACATTGTCATCATTACTAACATTGTTTACGATAATATGTGATAAAGGATACATTGTCTGCTTACCTAAATCAATGCGTGTAATATCTCCAGTTGTAACTGTATTTACATTTACATCTGATAACAATTGATTCTTTATTGTTTCTGTTACTTGATAAAATCCCTTCATTAGAATTTATTTTTTATTTGTTGTTGCTCTATTTCTGCCTTCTCTTTTGTGAATGATAAAAAAGTAAAACATTGATGTACATTTAATTTAGTGATATCTTCAAATCGTTCAACACATCCGTTAGCGAGTGCATAAATTGATTGATACCAACCCCATTTGCTTCCGAATTGAGCTGATTTTGAATATCCTCCATCTCCGTCTGATTGCTGGAATAAAGAATCGTATGATTCGACAATTCTATTCCTAAATTGTAGAAAAAAAAAAGGCTACCAATAGCTGCACCCAATGGCATATCTTTCATTGCCTCTGGATTGTTTACATCGTAATCTTCTATATTGTATTTTCCTAGTCTACTTGTTTTAATTGGTCTGTATAAAACATTCATGGCAACGTGCATTTGTTCCCATTTACTAGCGTTGTTATCCAAGTCAATATATTCTCCCAAACTCATATCGTCCAAGTCTGGAATAAATCCATATTCTACTTCATTAATTGTAAACCTTTGAATGTGTTTTGGTGTAGCTTCTAGAAGGGAGTTTATAATATCAGTAATTGCAGCAACACTAGCCATCTTTAATTTATAGCTATCTGATAAAGGTATTCCACAGAATATCTCTACCATTTTAGCATCCAAGAAATTACCTTCTGGATTGCTTTCTGCTATCTTTAAATATTTTTGATACTGTCCTAAAGTTATTTCGTTTAGGGTTGATGGTACGTTGATTTCAATCTTCATATATATATAATACTTTTAAGTTAAATTTTTATGAAAAAACCCTTACAATTTTCAAATGCTTTTACTAGAAGTAGATAATGATTAGGTTTGTTTGGTTTAGCAATGCGTATTTCTTTGCCTGTTTTGTGATGTATAAAACATTCTACTGTTGCTATCATTTGCAGGTTATCCATTATCTAATAAAGTATTTACCAGCGTTTGGATTCTTTAACTGTGAAGAAATTGCATAACGTGCTGCATCAATACAATGGTTAAAAGCATCAATAGGTTTGTTGATAGTGTTCCCTTCTCTATCTTTCATCCAAGTATAAGACTGCAACTCTTTTATTAAGTTCTTGCTTCTACTTGTTACAAAGATTTTGTTTTGATTGATTAAGTTAATACCATATACAATTGAATCCTTCCCTTTAGTACAAGGAAGTATTTTGTGCCTATATGTTTTTAGCTCTGCAATTGATTTAGGTTCTGCTGAATCAGCATATATTACTTCTTGTATATTGTTTGAAGTTAATAGGTTTGAGATGTCGATGTTCAGAAGTTTCTTTTGATAGAATACTTCATCGAAGATATACGCATCATTGTATTTGTATAATCTTATATATGTACTTGGATCATTTTGATAGCCAAAGTCCATTCCTCCACAAAGTAATCTTGCTTCTGTTGGAAGTTCTATCTCTTTCCAATCTGTAATACATACACCTTCTAAAGAACCAATCTTTCCAAGCCCATACACCTGCCACCAATTACTCCAATAGGTTGAATGTTTAGCTTTATCTCTTGCAGATTCTATTTCTTTTACAATGGTTTCTGGTAATGCTTCATTGTCTAAATAGGTTAATGTTATAAAGTCTGCATCATCATTTCCTGCTACTTCTTTATGCGCCCAAAAATTAGCTGTTGGATTAAAGTCAATCCATATATCTCCAGAAGTTCTTATTGATAGCTGTGTATATGCTTCAAAGGGTATATTGTTGGCTTCGTTTACATACAATACATTCCTTCTAGCACCTCTTAATTTATCTGGTTGCTCTACGGAAAAGAATTCTATATATGAACCATTTGTAAAAGTGTAAGTTAAGGATGATCTATTCCATTGGTTATCCTTAAACCTATTTGTTGCCATCATGATCTTTAAAAAATCACGCATTGCACCCCTTCTTAAATGTGGTATCGACTCAGACACTACACTAGTTTCTAGCATAGGAGTTCTAATACTTCTATCTATTAAGATAGGAAGTATCCCAAAAGTCTTACCAGCCGAAGTACCCCCTTGAATAACTTTCTTACGTTTTTCTAAAGCGTGAAGTTTTCTTATAGCTGTTGTCGTTTGGAACATTATAAGTCAAACAAGGGTTGCTCCGAACTAATTGTAATATCTTTTGTTTCTTTTGGTTTACCAGCATAATAGTTATAGAACATTTGGACATATTTAAAGTCCCCATTTTCCACTCCTTTTTCTAATGCTTTAAATGCTTTGGGTTCTAAAGGAGATAATCTTTCAATCATCTTTACTTCCTCTGATTTAGATGGTCTTCCTCCTTTATTTCCTAACGTTCCCTTGTTGTTTTCTCTCTTGTCCATAATCAGTTTAAATCAGTTAACTAATTATATAATAGAAAAAGAAGGTGTTTTTATTTTTTTTATGTAATTATTTTATTTACCAACATTAAAACGTTGATTAATATATTTTAGTTTGTTATATTGAATTAATGTGGATATACGTAATACGTATATCCAATTGTTAGCATTAATACTACGTTAGTCTTTCATTTGAAATTTTGCAGTATTCTTCACTTATTTCGCTGCCTATCCAATTACGTTTGTTAATCTTTGCCATTTTAGCAGTTGTTCCGCTTCCCATAAACGGGTCGTATATTAAATCACCTTCATTACTCCAACTTATTATATGGTCGTTTGCTAATTGTTCTGGAAATATTGCACTGTGCTGGTATGCTATTTTATCTGTCGTAGATTTCATATACCCAACTTTATAAGTCCATATATTAGTTCTTCTTCCAAATTCGTTTATCACAACGTCTTTTCTTTTGCTTGTTGTGCCATCTGCATTTCTTACTGTTTTACCACTTGTTTTTTTACCTGCTTGTTTATTCGGTCTATCGCAAATTAAATTGTACGCCTTTGGTTTTCCTTTACTAAACACAAACATGTATTCCATACAACTCCAATATCTATTTGGAGAAGGTTTTTGAAATGAGTCTTTATAGTAAATCATAGTATCGTGTAATTTAAAGCCACATTCCATAAAAAACAATGCTTGTTTAAAACTTGTTCCAGTTTCACTTCCTTTTATGGTAGCATCGCCAACAACCCAAACCACTACACCACCATATTTTGTAACCCTAAATAACTCTTTTGCTATATTCTCAAAGTCAAAACTATAACCATTGTACGTTCTTAGATTATCGTAAGGCGGTGAAGTAACTGTTAAGTCAATAAAGTTGTCCTCCATTCTTGCCATTGTATCAAGACAATTTTCATTATATATTTCGTTATAATCATCAACACTTATTAATTCAGAAAAGTTATCAATAGTATATTCTATTTTTAATCCATTCATATTTTATTATTTAATTGTTCTATCCATTGTCTTAATCTATTTTTGTTGCAGGTGCATGGTTCTGAATACTTGTGATTAAAATACTTTGCATGAAGTCTGCACATTATTTTAAAATCTTCATTACT